GTCGAACTTGATATTAACGAATTATTAATTAAATACTAAAAAAATGGAAACTAAAAAATCAAAAATTACTGAATTAAATTTACAACCAGAAAAGTTTAATGATATGTATATATTTACTATTGTCTTTGAAAATGGAGATATTGGTAAAATGTATAAAAAGAAAGACAAAACTTATGAGAGTGTAGGAGATGAGGTAGAATATACAATAAGCCCTAAATCTACCGTTAAAATCGTTTTTAAAGGGGAATCAAAGTTTAATAACAATACTTCAAACTCTAGTTATTCAAATACTAAAACTGATACTAATACAGAAATTAGATTTAGTGTAGCATTTAAAGGTGCAATAGAATTAGCAGCAGGAGGTGTTATTAGTGTAGATGAAATAGAAAATTATACTTTAAAAAGACAAAAAGTCTGTTGAAATGCCTTTTTAACTATTCATTGTTAATAACTAATAATTAAACTTTATAAAATATAAAATAATTTTATATAATTTTAAGCAAATGAAAAAATCAATACTAGCAACTACGCCTTTTTTAATTTTAAATAAATGTCTTCTCGTTAATTTAGGCGTGGACGCTAGTTTGGTTCTTTCTGACCTTATACAAAAAGAACAATATTTTAAGGATAGTTCCCAAGATAATGGGGGCTATTTTTTTAATGTAACAAATGATATAAGCTGTAGTACAACTTTAAGTTACTATCAAATTAAACAAGCATTATCTGTGCTTGAAAAATGGGGCATAATTCAGGTAGTGCTTAAAGGTGTACCAGCTAAAAAGCATTTTAAGATAGACCATTCTCAGATATTAAATTTTTTAAATACTAGTATTGAAAAAACTGAAGAACTAGATTGTAAGAATTTTAATAACAAGATATTAAAAAATTCAAACTCTATTAATAATAATAAAGAAATAAGAATTAAAAATAAGAAAGTATATACACGCAAAGAAAAGTTTTTAAATGATTTAAAAGAATTAGAACCTAAAGATTATATTGAAGATTTTGAAGATTACTGGCGAGAGGAAAATAATGTAGGTAAAGAAAGGTGGATGTTAGAAAAAACTTGGAACACAAGTTTAAGATATAAGCGTTGGTGTAGAAACCAAAAGAATTTTAGTAGAGGAAGTAGTGCAAATAATATGCCTGACTTTTTAGATAGTGCTTATATAAATAGAATTAAAGATGACCAAGCACAATTAAAAAAATATTATTCTTTTTTAATTTCAGATTGTGGATATGAAAAATTTGAAACGGTAACAGGTTATATTAAATATAGAAAGAAAAGATGATATTTATTAGTTTTATAAAAAATGGTTTGTTACTTGGGTTTAGACACTTTGAGCCTGATGAAATTAGAAACTATTGGGAGATACATATACTATTATTAGTATTTCAAGTTAATATATTTATAACAGTAAAAAATGATAATAAGTAATTTAAGTTTAGTAGCATTAATATTTATAGCATTTACACTAGGATTTTTTACTGCATTATATATACAAAGTCAAATAAAATGAAGATACTTAATTTATATGCTTGTCTAGGTGGAAATAGATATAAATGGAATGAAGTAAAAGATGACATAGAAGTTACTGCTGTTGAGTTAGATGAAGAATTAGCTAGATTATATCAGGAAAGATTCCCTAATGATAAAGTAATTGTAGCAGACGCACATCAATATTTATTAGACCATTACAAAGAATTTGATTTTATATGGTCAAGTCCACCGTGTCCTACTCATAGTAAAATGAATTTTACTTTTAAGGGTAAAAGACAAGAACAAAATAATGGATTTAAGTTAAAATACCCTGACATGGGTTTATATCAAGAAATTATATTTTTAAAAACATTTTTTGAAGGAAAATATTGTGTTGAAAATGTTATACCTTATTATAATTGTTTAATACCAGGAAAACAAAGAGGTAGGCATTTGTATTGGACTAATTTTAGATTACCTAGTGTATTGACTAAAAGAAAGAATCCTGATTTTACAAGAGTAAAAAACAGAGTAACTGCTATGAGTAATTTTCATAATTACGACTTTACTAAATACAAAGGAAAACAACCTATTGTAAAAATTTCAAATAACTTAGTTTGTTATGAAGCAGGGAGAACAATACTTGAAACAATGTTAAATATTGAAGAAAAAAAAGTAAACCAAATAGGACTATTCAAATGAAAGAACAAGATTTACATAATAGTATAGTAGAATATTTAAACCACTTTCCATATATATTATGGACATCTACATTAGGTGGTGTTTATTTAGGTAAAGGAAACTATAAACAAAAGGCTTTAGTTAAAAAACACTATAAAAAAGGTGTACCTGATATATTAATATTTGAACCTAATTTAAATTACAATGGTTTAATGGTAGAGTTAAAAGTTAAATATAACAAACCTAGTAAGCACCAAGAAGAATGGTTAGAAAATTTAAATGCAAGAGATTATAAAGCAGTAGTATGCTACTCTTTAGAAGAATTTATAGAAATATTTGAAAAATACTGTAAAACAATATGAGAAAAAAACATAGTCCACCAAAAAATATAAGAACAAAAGACGGTAGAGAAAACTTTAGATACTTTTTATTTGAAGTAGAAAGAAGCACAACAGATGATATTTATATACACAAAGAAACACAAAAAATAATAGATGAAGATGAATATATTATAAATAAAGTAGATTATATAAGAGATAAATATGAACCTGAGTTAGTAGTACCCTGTATTAGTGCTTTAGGTAAATGGGAATATTACGCTTTAAAAAATGCAGGTGTAAAATTATTTCAAAAGTTGTGAAAAAACTAAATATATATTTAGAGAATAGCTATAGTAAATTGCTAGAAATTAGTAGGAGAATCACTAGCAATAAACATCCTGATTATGAGGACTTATTACACGAAACAATTATAGCCCTTTATAATTCAAATCAGGAAAAGATTAAAACAATAATAGAAAAAAAACAACTTACTTTTTATATAGTTAGAATAATGATGAATCAATACCATAGTAACACAAGTCCTTATCATAAAAAGTATAGAAAACAATACAATGAAAAACAATTAAAAGAATTTTATATTTATACTAAAGAGCCTTTAACAAAAGAGAAAATGAAGAAGTTAGAGGAACAAGAAGATAGATTACAATGGATAGAGGAAAAACTAAAGCATTTAAGTTGGTTTGATGTAGAAATATTTAAGATATACTACAGAGAAAATTACAGTTTAAATACTATGAGTAAAGCAACAAAGATAAATAGAAGCACACTAGGGAAGTCAATTAGGTTTATTAAGAATTATTTAAAAAGTTTGAAATGATAGAATTTATAAAACACTTCTTTGGTTTTTGTGGTGAACCTCATTTAAACATATTTACTATAATGATGAGTACGCCAATAATAAGTTATTTAATATATAAATTTATAAAGTTATGACAAAATCAAAAGGGTTAGGAGATGATATAGCTAAATTTACCAAAGCAACAGGAATAGATAAATTAGCTAAAAAGGTATTAGGTGAAGATTGTGGTTGTGAAGAACGCAGACAAAAACTTAATCAAATGTTCCCAAGATTTAAGAACATTAGACAATTTACAGAAGATGAGATTAAGATATATGATGAAGTAATGCCTATAGTAGAAAAGAATCAAAGATTAAATAGAGAAGAAAAAACTATTGTTAATGCTTTATACAAAGGAGTGTTTGGTCAGAATCCTCAATGGAAAAGTTGTTCACCCTGTAATAAACAAATAATAGATAACCTTAAAAAAGTATATGAAAAATCTTGTAAAATATGAAAAGAGTAATAGCAAAATTAAGGAAGAAAAAAAGAATAGCTAAAAAACAAAGGTTAGCAAAAAAAAAGAAAGATGAAAAAGTACGTTAAAATATATATGGACTATCACGATTACGTTATAGATGAGATAATTTTATGTACTCATTGTGGTAAACAGGCTTGTGACATTCATCATATAGACGCTAGGGGTTTAGGTGGTGACCCTAGAGGACATAAAAATCAAATAGAAAACCTTATTGCTTTGTGTAGAAGCTGTCATATAAAAGCAGAAACAGACAAACAATTTAATAATCAATTAAGAGAATTAAATAAACATAAACATAATCATAAATACTAATGAAAATAGAAAAAGTTAAAATAGCAGAACTTAATCCTGCTGAGTATAACCCTAGAAGAATGACTAGCAAACAATATGAGGACTTAAAAAACTCATTAGAAAAGTTTGGTCTAGTTGACCCTATAATAATAAACTCAGACAATACAGTTGTTGGTGGTCATCAGCGTTTAAGAATTATGAGAGAGCTAGGAGCAGAGCTTGTGCCAGTAGTTAGAGTAAATCTATCTAAAGAAGATGAGAAAGAATTAAACATAAGGCTAAACAAAAATACAGGAGAATTTGATTTAGATGTATTAGCTAATAATTTTGAAGTAGATGAATTAAAAGATTGGGGGTTTAAAGACATTGAAATTGGACTTAATATAGACAAGTTAGATGACACATTTGAGTTAGATGATAGCGACAAAAAACCTATACAAAATATTACATTTGTTTTAGCAGACAAGCAAGTTGATTATATTAAAAACAAATTAAATGATATTAAAAAAACAGAAGAATTTAATTATATTGAAACATTCGGAAATGAGAACAGTAACGGAAACGCTTTATATTTACTAGTATCCCAATGGGTAGAGCAAAAGAAATAGTTTTAAAAGTAATACCTTCAAAGGTTGCAAATGAGTTTGTTAAAAAACATCATTATTCAGGTAAGGTTTGTATGAATAGTCAGCTACATTTTGGGTGTTTTTTAGACAAAAAATTAGGTGGAGTAATGAGTTATGGTTGTCCTATTGATAAAAGAAAAGTTATTGGTTTAGTATCAAAAACTAAGTGGAATGAATTTTTAGAATTAAATAGAATGGCTTTTAGTGATTTGTTACCAAAGTATTCAGAGAGTAGATGTATTTCAATTAGTATGAAACTCTTGAAAAAAAACGCTCCTCATATTAAGTGGGTTTTAAGTTTTGCTGACGGAACACAGTGTGGCGACGGAACAATATATAGGGCTAGTGGGTTTAAATTAATTGGAATAAAAAAAAATACAACAATATATAAACTGCAAAGTGGTGAAACAATAGCTAAGCATGGAACAAGTAAAAAAGATTTTACAGGAGCAGAAAGATTAAATGGTTATCAACTAAAATATATATACTTTATAGACAAAACAAAAGAAAAAAATTTAACTGTTCCTATTGTGCCATTTTCTAAAATTAAAGAAATGGGAATAGGAATGTATAAAGGAAAACTGCGAGGGTAGCTTAATTAGTTAAAGCGTTATCCAGTCCAGGATAAAGATGATGTGCAAGTCAATCTCCTCGCTCAAAATATAAATTAAATTTAATAAAATGGGCAAAAAAGAACATAACCTAAAGAAAGAAACATTACTACAAGCGTTAGAGGGTAGTTTAGGAATAGTGTCAACTGCTTGTAATAGGTCAGGCATAAGTAGAAGTAGTTTTTATAAATGGTATAAAGAAGATGAAGAATTTAGAAAAAAGGTAGATGAGATAGACAACCTAAAACTAGATTTTGTAGAAAGTAAACTATTTAAGAACATAGAGAATGAGAAAGAGAAAAGTATTATATTCTATCTACAACACAAAGGACATAAGAGAGGGTATATACAAAGACAGAATATTAATCTAACATCTAACGAAGAAGATATAAAAAAGATTGAAATTGAAATCATTGAATCTAAAGGGAACAGTAGTCCTACAAAAGAATCTTAATGCTAGTACAAGAATTGTAGTTAATCAGGGGGGTACAAGAAGTAGTAAGACATATA